CTATTTTGCAATCGCTAGTTTTCCTGACTGGGACGGATTCGGGACGCAACCACCAAAAATTGCATCAATTTGTCGCGCATGCTCAGTGAGATGATTGGGTGCTAAGTGAGCATAACGCCTTACCATTTCGATTGATTCCCATCCCCCCATTTCTTGTAAAATTGATAATGGAACGCCTGACTGAACCAACCAGCTAGCCCATGTATGCCGTAAATCATGGAACCGGAAATTTTCTATCCCTGCTCTCTTTAATGCAGAGTTCCAAGCTGTGTTATCATCAACACGCATCTTTCTGACTTTAGGCATGACTTTCCCGTCAGGATTGGTTGATGGCTTGGTATGGACAAACACCCATTTACTATGATTTCCTATTTGATCACGCAATACTTTACAAGCTGTTTCGTTTAGGGCTACCCCTATAGCCCTAGACGATTTACTTTGATCTGGGTGTATCCATGCCACTTGTCTTTGCATATCAATTTGAGACCATTCCAGATTAATAATATTTGAACGCCTCAGTCCTGTAGACAGTGCGAACTTAACGACTGACTGTAACGGGTCGGGACATTCATCAACTAACCTTTGAGCTTCGTGAGGTTCCAGCCATCTGACACGTCTGTCTCTAACGGGGGGAATCTTAATCACCGGTGCTTTCTCTAGCCATTTCCAGTCCCTTTCAGCTGCTCTTAATAAAGCTTTCATCAAGGCCAAGTGTTTTGCTTTGGTTGCCACCGATACCGGGACTTCTTCATAGGCAGGGATTTCTTGCCCTTTCTTCTTTGCAGCTTTAACGTGGCTTTCCCAGCGCTCCTTGGCCTTACGGTTTTTCATCTTACTAACCGCAGTATAAATATTGGCTTCGGTAATATCCTTTAATCTGACCCCTCCGAAGTACTCCAGCCAGAACCCCATGCGCCCCTTATCATCATCCAGTGATTTTTTATCGGCCTTTTCTTCAATCCATCGCAAGCAGGCTTCATCAAAAGTTACGTCAGGGAAGTCGCCCAATCTTTCTATGCGCCATAATTCGGCCTTTCTTCGGTCGTGCAGCTCCTGAGCTTGCTTTTTGTCCGTTGTCCCAAGAGACTCCTTAATACATCAATCCCTATGAAAGCTGCTGCTGATTTACGGGATAGGGTGACGCTTTCATTATTAGTGATGAGCCTCATTTCATCTCCTTCTTAATAACTCTCACATAATATGCCAGCACAGATTTTGCACTGAATTTCATATGATTGAGTGGTTTAAATTTGGGAACGTATTTATCGAGAATTGCGGTGACTGCGGTATCGTCGTATTTGGGCAGGTTATTTAGTTCATTCAGGCACTCCCTCGCCACCGCCCTCCTTGCGTTTTCGTATGTGTTCTGTGTATTCATGATGCTCGGTTGACAAAATCAAATAAATTTGTAAAACGGTTGACGCGAAATAGTCAACCGAGACGCTCCTTACATTCTCAAATTCGCTAGTCATGGGTGTTGAGATTCGAGTTCACGAATCTGAGCGTGGCACCTGTGAATTTCAGTTGACATATTATTCAGCATCTCAGCCGTATTTCTGGTGATTAAATCTATTTTGTCACTGAGCTGTTGCAGCGTTCTGATGTCGGCGCTATCAATTTCCATTCTCATTACATCACGCATTAATTGATTCAGATGCCGATAATAACCAATTGTACGTAATGTTTCCTGTCCTGCATTTTTACCCGACTTTAATATTGTCTTGGTGTTTAAAATAAATTTTCGACTATCGGATGTAATAACGTATTTTCCTAAATCTAGTTTCATATTTAATTCTCACGTTAGGCAGTCCATTGCCATTTTCGAATGGTTATTCATGAATAATAACGGTGATATCGTCCATTGTTATTTTCTGAAATCCGCCTCGTTCTAAAATAGTTTTTGCGTCATTCTGAATTAATTCTTGGCATTCAGATTCTGGAATGGAATAATCGCCATTGATGTATTCTAATATTTCTGATTTTGTTATTTCAATTTTTACTTTCATATCACTCTCTCTTTATTATTGATTGCTATCATTATACGCGCTAAATACGTAGTAGTTTGTTTATACTCAGTAGGTGTGTTGGGGTACAATTTATTTAAAATTACATTTTCCTGACGTGTAACCATAAGTAAATTATCAATCTGGCAATTTTGAGGGTTGCCATCGATGGACGAACTCGCTAAGGGATAATATGAAGCCAGAACATTTAGCGTTACTGCGCGATAAACTCTGGCGGCTCAATCACCTCTATTGGATAACCAACAAAGAAGGCCGCCCTGTCAGATTCAAGATGACGCCAGAGCAGCTGGAATACTTCGAAGGCATTCACACCCGCAACATCATTCTTAAAGCCCGTCAGCTTAGTTTTACAACAGAAGTCTGCATTATTCAACTTGATGCTGCGCTATTTGAGTCAGCAAAATGCGCCCTGATAGCCCACACGCTAAACGATGCTAAGCGCCTGTTTCGAGAGAAGGTCAAATATGCCTACGACCGATTGCCCGATTCAATTAAAGCGGCCAACCCTGCAAGTAACGATGCAGCCGGGGAGCTGGTCTTTCGCAAAGGTGGTTCACTGTATGTCTCCACTTCCTTTCGTGGGGGCACATTACGCTATCTACATGTGTCGGAGTTCGGGAAGATATGCGCCAAGTTCCCCGATAAAGCGCGTGAGATTGTCACTGGGGCATTTGAAGCGGTATCAACTGACTGTTTCACCACGATTGAAAGCACAGCAGAAGGGCGAGCGGGTTACTTCTTTGATTACTGTCAGACGGCAGAGAAAGCTCAGATGCAGGGTAAGCAGTTATCTAACCTCGATTGGAAATTCTTTTTCTTCTCGTGGTGGAAGAATCCTCTCTATGCCATTGATCCGGTAGAGGCAATACCAAGCCGCTTGCGTGATTATTTCTCAGAGTTGCAAGGTAAGTACGGCATTACTCTAACTGAACGCCAACAGGCTTGGTATTTCGCCAAAGAGAAAACGCTCGGCGATGACATGAAGCGGGAATACCCGTCGATCCCCTCCGAGGCATTCCAGCAATCAGTCGAAGGAGCCTATTACGCCAAGCAATTTCGCTGGCTGTACGAAAACAAACGCATTGGCAAATTGCCGGATAACTCACACCTGCCTGTACACACGTTCTGGGATATCGGGGTGGGGGATTCAACGGCTATCTGGTTCGTGCGTGAAGTAGGTGAAGAGTTTCACATTATTGACTACTACGAGAACTCATGCGAAGGGCTGCGGCACTATATGAAGGTGCTGAAAGACAAAGGCTATACCTATGGTGAGCATTGGGGGCCACATGACATCGATAACCGTGAATTTGGTGCTGATGCTAAGTCACGCCGAGAGTTGGCGCGAGAAGGTTATGAAATCGACGGCCAGCGGTATTCAATGATATTCAAAGTCGTGCCAAAAGTTGGTGTTGATACCGGTATTGAATCGGTACGTGAAATTTTGCCTAACTGCGTATTCGATGAAGAAAAGTGCAGTGAAGGCATTTCCCATCTGGAAAGCTACCGCAAAGAGTGGGATGACAAGCGCGGCTGCTGGAAAGATAAGCCGCTTCATGACTTCACATCACACGGTGCCGATGGTTTTCGTTATTTCGCGGTAGCCAAGAACAATCGCAAGACAGTCGGTGCATTTTTCTTTTAAGGGGAGTCTTTCGTGAGTGAAAGCAAAACAGAGTTTCTGGTTAATAGTCTGGCTGACACTATCGCCCAGCGGATGATCTATGCAGCTGGTGGTATTAGCGGCAATACGAAACGCACCAATATCTATTCTGAGTTCGGCTATCCCGAACAACTCAGGTTCAGAGAATATTACAACGCCTATGAACGTAATGCAGTGGCACATGCTGCTGTGCATCGTTTACTGGATGGGTGTTGGCAGGATAACCCGACCATCATTGATGGTGAGGAAAAGAAAGAGGTGGATGTCACCAGTTCATGGGAGACAAGAGTAACAAAATTATTAAAACCATATTGGCCGAAAATCAAAGATTCTGATCGCCGTAATATGATAGGGCATTACTCGGCGCTGCTCATTCAAGTTCGGGATAGTAGGGTATGGAGTGAGCCTATTGATACCACGGTAGTATCAAGGTTAAAAGGCGAAGCGCTGGTAAACCTGATTCCAGTTTGGGAGCCTCAACTCACCGTTGCCGAATGGGATACCGATATCAATTCAGAAAACTACGGACAGCCAAAGATGTTCAATTTTGATGAGCGTCCGGTCGGTCAGGTTGAGATACAAGGGCCAGCCAAGCAACTTGCTATTCACCCATCGCGGGTTATTGTTTTGTGCGAGGGGGCTGAGGATGGAAATATTTTTTCAGGGACGCCGTTACTCAGATCGGGTTATAACAAACTACTGGATATTGAAAAGGTCTCCGGTGGCAGTTCAGAAGGGTTTTTGAAAAATGCTTCTCGTCAAATTGGGGTGGAGTTTGATAAAGAAACTAATCTGCACGACATCACTACAGCGGCGATTCAAGCTGGCTACAAAGACCTCGGCGCGGCATTAGAAGACAAAATCAGTAAATTAAATAGAGGGACGGACTCGGCAGCAGTGATGCAAGCAGGGCGGTTGAATGTCTTGTCTGTGGCTCCGGGCGATCCAACGCCGACATGGGAAGTGACCACTCGTGAGTTTTGCGCCTCTGTGCAAGTGCCGTTTACCATTCTGTTTGGTACTCAAACGGGAAAATTAGCCGGGGATAAAGATGACGCGACATGGAAAGTGCGCCTGAACGGTCGCCGATGGGGATTTCTAACTCAATATGTAACGCAATTGATAAAGCGATTGTGGGAAATCGGCATTATCGAGCCACCTTCTTCTGGCGAGGTCACTATTGCATGGTCTGACATGCTAGCATCCAGTGAGCAGGAGAAAATCGACAATATGATTAAAATGGCAGAAGCAGCACTTAAGACCCAGCAAGCTTTCGGAACGCCTATATTTACCCCTAATGAAATTCGTACAGTGGGTGAACTGGAACCTCTGGAAGAAGAACCTGAGCCACAGGGTGCAACAGGAGATCCGCTAACTGATGAGCAAGACCAGAATCGGAACCCCGATAATACCGAGGAATAAACGCGACCCCACCCAGTCATACCGCCCTGTGAATAAGATGTTCCGTGATATAGAGCGACGGTATTACGACATCAAGAAAGCCCTCAAGCAATTATTTGACAGCACTCTAATCGGACATCAAAAAGATGGGATATCAGGCTATATTCTTGCGAAAAACGCAAAAGGAAAGCCGGACTGGTTATTCCGTGTGAATAAAGAAGCTTTCATCTATGGCATGTCAGCGGGTGCTTTAGCGTTGCTGCTTGAACGAATACAGGGAATTTTGGACGAATATTTGCTTGAGGGTTGGAAAGATCAGTTATGGGTGCTTAGTTATATATCCGATGAGTATAAACGCGGAACTTTAAATGCCTATACCAACCTATCGGTGCAGTCAGAAGTTTACGCACAGCAAACGATGCTTTCTGTTCTGCTATCAACACCTGCCTATCAGAATCAGATTGCTACGGCATTTGTAGCAACCTATAGCGATTGGAAGGGGCTGTCTGATGCGGCAAGGGCTGATTTGTCCAATGTAATAGCTGAGGCTATCGCTCGTGGGGTAAATCCAAGGGAAACAGTGGCGATTGTGAGTAAGCGGTTGGATGTATCAATGAGCCACGCTAAGAACATAGCCCAAACTGAGCAGGTCGGCGCACTGAGAGAAGCTAATTGGAATGAAACGGTGTGGGCTAAAGAGCGGCTTGGATTGAATATTAAGTTGCTTTGGTTATCAGCCCTGAAACCAACTACCAGATCATGGCACGCCGCGAGGCACGGGAAGATTTATACCAAGCAGGAAGTTGAAGAGTTTTATTCTAAAAATGGGAATCGCTATCGCTGTTATTGTGCACAACAGCCTGTGGTACTGGATGATAAAGGAAAATTGTATAACACGGGTCTGACTGAGCGTCTGACAGAAGAACGGAAAGAGTGGCAAGAACCTGATTCATCTACGTAACAATTCAAAGAGGTCACAGCATGAAGCTATCTAGCGTTCATGTTAAATCACTGGCCTTAAATTCTTCCAATATCTCAACTGAAACTATTGATAGTGATGAGCATGTCGTCATTCGTGGCGTTGTGCCCGTTGTCGATGATGTTGTGATGAACGGAGGGTTATATCCCGCTAGTGAGATTAACAAGAGCTACAAATCAATAGAAGGCAAGCAAATGCCTTTGGGACACCCCAGCATTGACGGCCAGTATGTCTCTGCGGATGTTCCCCGTGCGGTAAATCAGTTTCATGTTGGTGCGTGGGCTGAGAATGTACGCAAAGACGGTGATCGGGTTGTCATGGACATGAAGATTAACCGTCGGTATGCGGAGTCTACAGAAAAAGGCAAGGTTTTGTTACAACGTCTGGATGACATGATCGCTAACAAGGAAGCTGAGCCTATACACATTTCTACTGGACTCTTGCTACAACGTGAGCAGAACGGAGGGAAGTCAAAGGGGAAAAAATACACATGGATTGCACGAAACATGCAGTTCGATCATGTGGCTATTCTTCCTCCTGATGAGCCAGGAGCCGCAACACCAAAAGAGGGCGTAGGGATTTTTGTTAATTCTGATGGACAGAAAATAGAGGTCGAAGTGGTCAATCTTTCTGATGCGTCAGATTGCACAAAAGAAGGCGTGATTGATAAAGCTAAGTTCTTTTTCACCAACGCCTCTAATTTCTCATTCGATGATATTTACTCAGCTCTCAGGGCAAAACTCAGGACTGTATATCCCGATGATGACTGGCCTTACCCTGAAACCGTCTGGCCTGACAAATTTATCTATTACCTGTCCGGTAAAACCTACCAACAAAAATATCTCATGAACGATGACGGTACAGCCGAACTCGTCGGAGAGTCTGTCGAAGTTGTGCGCAAGCCAACTGAATACGAAATTAAAACCAACGGAGCTAATAACCCGATGAAAGACATGATTGTTAACGCCCTGAAAGCGAAAGGTAAGCCGACTGACGGCAAGACCGAAGCTGAGCTGCTTGATGCATACAACCAGATGAATGCTGACGAAGCAAAAGACAAAGAAACGCCGGAAGAAAAAGCCGCGCGCGAGAAAAAAGAGAAAGAGGCCGCAACAAATACTGATGCGATCACCGCAGCAATAAACGCAGCCATGAAACCATTGACTGACAAAATCACCACGCTGGAATCTCAGTTGACAGCCAACGCAGACAAGGAGAAATCCGATAAACGCGCTGCTGTGAAAGCGAAGTTCGGTCTAGATGACACGGTAGTTAACGCACTGGATGGCGCGGCGCTCGATGGCTTCTATGCACAATGTCAGACCTCAACAGGTTTGAATTCATCATTTACAAACAATTCTTCTGAATCATTCACATCTATGCCGGAGTAATAGAAATGGCGAAAGACGGAAAACATGTAATTCATGCGGGTGGTGTATTTACCAACCCCATGCTGAATCGCGAAGGTGCGGCGGCGGCGGATACTCAGCCCGGCACGATTGGTTATTTTGACAAAGGCAAATTCAAAGCTTCTGTCGATGGCAAAGAGGCAGCAATGCTCTATGTCGCCAATATCGACTACCTCCGCTGCCAGACCGTGGACGACTCAATTAAGGCGGGCGGTGTGGTTGTTGCTATGCAGCCGATGGCGGGAATGTTCCTAAACCTCTGTGCAGCTGCCGGAACGTACAAAAAGGGGCAACCTGTAACAGTTACTAACGGTCAGATTGCGGCGGCAGGTGATGGCGTTGTTGCGTTTGCCTATGTCGAAGAAGACAACATCACGGCAAAAGCGGGCGATCTAGTACGCGTGGTTTTTAAATAAGGAGAGATGAATGTTTTATTTTTCAACCAAACAGGCGACCGAAACAGGGAACCTTGAAGTCAATCAAATGCAGTTTCGCGAGCTCGAAGCTGCCCGTAATGCTTCTGCGCAGGCAGTAGCGGATTTCTTGGCGCGTACTCGCTGGCAGGGGGAGGCAAATAACGCGCCTGTGCTGAATGCGGTCAATGCCATCGACGATATTCGCCGTTTGTACCGTGCGTATGACCAAACAGTACTGGCTGAATTTGAGCCTAACACAGAATTCACGTTATTGAATGACCTGATGTCATTATCTCGTTCTGTGCGTCTGGAAGAGTCGGTGTACGAATACGCGCGTACTGGCGGTAAAGGCTGGGCGCATACGTCCATGAGCGGGCAGATCGGTGCTGCGTTAGATGCTCGTGCATACTCCTTTGATGGAACGATGGTGCCAATTCATGATTCTGGATTTAAGTTCCAGTGGCGTGACCCAATTTTTAACAAAGGATCTGCCTTGGCGTCGCTGGCTGATGCTCAGCGTGGTTCAGTGGATAGCGTTCGCCGTAAGTATGTGGATTACATATTTAACGGTTTCCGTGATAGCGAAGGCAACTACGTTCAGTTTGACGGAAAGACATGGAAAGGCCTGAAAGCTGATGAGCGTGTTGGCATGGTGGATTTGGGCGCGAGTGGCCTGAACATTGATTTTACCAAGGCAGAAGCTAAAGCCATCCGTGAAGGCGCCATTGCACTGCGTGACACATTGCGCCTGAAAAACTTCATGTATGCCGAGCAAACTTGGTATGTGTCAGGTGACATCCTGTCTCATTGGGAGAAGATTTACTTTGATGTTAACGCCACTCGCACAGTGTTAGAGGAAATCAAAAAACTGACGGGTATCAAAGAAATCAAAGAAGATTTTCAACTGGAAGGCAATGAGATTCTGGTTGTACCACTGGGTGCTGGTGTTATCTCACCTGTCGTTGGTCAAGCATTCGGTACGGTCGCTGATCCACGCCAGTTCTACAACTCTGACTATGTATGGCGTACATGGGGTGCGGCTGGCCTGATGGTCAAGACTGATATCAACAACAAGCATGGTGTGCTGTTCGCCAAAGGGTAAGGAGTATTTATGGCACTGGTAAAAGTGATTGCAGGTAATCTTTTTTCTGGTGCCGATCTCCAAAAACTGGAGGTTGGCGATTTGGTGGAAGTAGATCAGGAAACTGCAAAGCGTTGGGCGTTGATTGGGCTGGCGGAGTTAATTAAGGATAGTGTGCTTGAAGTAGCAACACCGCACAATCCTCCTGAGCCTGAGCCTGAGCCTGAGAAATTAGCCAAAGGCAAAGGTAAGAAGGATAAACACGATGCAGATAGCGCTGAATGATATCAAGCCAATGATCGCCGAACTTGGGTTTACATTGCCTGATTCAGTTCTGGAGTTGTTACTGGGTCAGGTGAATGACAAATCTGAGTGCATGGCTGTTCATGGCTACGATGAAAACTTGCAAAAACTACTGCTTATCTATGCCGCCGTCCGTTTAGCCTCCCTGACCGGTGCAAGAAAAATTGCATCGCAAGGTTCCCCTTCCGGCGCTTCCCGTTCATTCGCTTATGATTCCGCTGGAACGGATTATCTGCTTAAGCAAATCAGAGTGTGGGATACATCCGGCTGTTTGTCTGGCTTGCCGCTGGAGAGCAAAACAGTCGGCTTCTTTGATGTAGTGGGGTGAATATGAGCAATACGGCGAACTGGGCCTATACCGCTATGTGCACATTCTGGAAGCGGCTGGGGAATGATGAGTATGGCAAGCCACTTGGTTATGAAACGCCACGTACTATCCTGTGTGATTATCAGGGTGGGTTGTCCAGCAAAATATCAGGGGTTGGTGCTGAACTTGTTGTCAAAAACACATTTTGGACTGAGTTTGCTGATGCCTCTATAGGGGATTATATCCTGATTGGTGAGTCATCTAATCTTAATCCTATCGCGGCAGGGGCTGACGAAATCAAACACACCGTGCGCTATGCCGATACTTTCGAACGTCTTGCAGATGATTATGCGTTAGTCACAGGAGTCTGATATGGGCGTAAAAGTCAAAGGCATTAAAGAAGCGCAGGCTAAGTTAAATGCCCTAATCGGTGATATACGTGGGCGGAAAGTTGTCCGTGCTATGTATAAAGCGCTGTATATCGGAAGCGCTCAGGCTGCACTTTATACTCCAATCGATACTTCTTTTCTCATTAACTCTCAGTTCCGTGATGTTCGCTTTCAGGGAGCACGATTAACGGGGCGGGTAGGATATTCTGCAAACTATGCGCTTTATGTTCATGATCCTAAATTTAAGCAGCGCTTTCGCAGAGCTACAGCGAAAAAAGAGTTCCTTAAATTGGGGTTTGATGAAATGAGGACACAGATTGATAAGGCCGTAACGGAGGAATTGAAATCGTTATGAGTGTATTTGAACAATTCCGGCATTATCTGGCAACGGCAGGGCTGATTGATGGTTTCACGGTACAGATGGTCACTTGGATTGAACAGAAAGGTGATGGCGGCGAGAAACAATACATGGTTTTTCAGCCCGCTGGTGGCACTGGTCGATTGGATGATTTAGGGGCTGATGACAATGTGCAGGTAATTCTGGTCAGTGGACAAAATAATCCACAACCCGCTATCCAGCGTGCACAGGAAATCCTCGACTATGTTGCCGAACATCCAGACGATGACTGTTTGACCTCCGTTTTCAATCTAGGGGGATTAACAACCCCCATCCCCACACAAGAGAACCGATACGTTATCCGGTTGCTCTTTCGCTGTACATCATAATCAAGTCGCTCAGGCGGCTTTTTTTTATTTCTATTAATAGAGGTTATTCACATGGCAAATTGCCCAGTAGAAACCAATAAACTTATTGGTCGCAACGCTATTATTCGCATTGCGCATGGTTGTCCTGATGCAGTACCAGACCAATCAGCGTTTTTTCGGATAGGTGCATTGACCACCAAATCATTTGACCTATCCCCCAACACCCTGACCTCAGAGGCGGATGATTCAAAAGGGCTGGTGGAAAGCGTCGTAACCAGTATGGACTTAACAATCTCATTTGACGGTGAATACCGCAAACGCGATAAGGCCGAAGATTTTGGTCCATTGCGATTGCTGCGGGAGATCCCGAAAGAAGTTCAATCCGGGCGCCAACCGTCATATTGGGTGCAAATGGACTTCACTGGAGAAAACTCTTTCGTTCTGCAAGGTTATATGGTGTTTACATCTTGGTCATCTCAATTTGGAGCTAACGAGATTGCCACCTATTCCGGTGAATTGAAAGTCAGTGATGCTGATACGGTTGATTGGCTGATTGAAGAAGTCGCTGTGCAATCCGTCACTGTTAATCCTCAATCATTGACGGTAGCAGTAGGAAAAACCGGTTCATTTGTCGTAAATTTCAGCCCTGCTGATGCGACCAATAAAAACTATACCGTGACATCGGATAAAACCAATGTCGCTACAGTGAGTAAGGTAGGCAATGTCGTGACGGTAAAAGGGGTTGCAGAAGGCGCAGTAAATATCACTGTTCTGACTCAGGATGGCAACAAAGCAGCTAAGTGCGCTGTGACTGTGACCGCTTAATATTACAAAGGGCACTTGCGAGCGCCCTTGATAATGTTCAGGAGGAATTATGACGCCCATTATTGATATTGGTGAGATGGTTATCTCCACTGATAAAACCGATTATTTACTGCGCCCTTCTTTCGCTGCAATGACACGTATTGGTACACCTAAACAGATTGTAGAGACGTATACATTATTAAACGGGGCAGAGACTCAGGAATTAATTAACCGTGCGCTGGTGGCTTACGGCACACTTCCAGACTGGCTGATTAAACTGATGCGTAAACCTGTATTTGGACGCAGTATCCTGTCAACATCCATAATAGTTGTGCAGGCGTGCTGTAACGATGATGTGGAAGAGCTGATTGGTGAATGGAGACCAGGGCAAAAAGGGGTTGTATATCGCCTGGGTAGTGTGCCAATTAACGACATTATTGTGATTGCCAGAGAGCTGATAACACATGGCGTCATTGGTAAAGTGAAAATCAGGAAACTACAGCGCCATGAAGGAACGGAAGAGTTTTCTGACCAGTTTAAAGCTATTGAGTATATCAATGCGGCTCGCGCTCATTTCAATATGTCACGCGAAGAGGCTGAACAGTTAACGATGACCGAATTTCAGATGATGCTGAAAGCCAAGTTTCCCGATGAGAAGGGGTTCACCCGTGAAGAGTATGATGCCGTTATTGATGCTGATGATCAGCGAGCTAATGACCTGATGAATGGCAAGCGAAGACTGGTTAGCATGAAAAAATAATAGTTTTAAACATTTAATATTATGTATATACAAAATTCATAGTTTTATGATTTATTTTATCTATTAATTACACGGCATTTATCGATATTTTATAAGTCTTTTGAGTTGTTTAGATCTGTTTCGTGGTGTATTCTGTATATACAGATTAACCATAGGTTAAAGATGCCGATATATGAAGCTCTTGATATCATCAAACATTAGGTTGAAGTTAGCAGGCAAGAGCCCGCCTGTTAATGAAGAGGATATACTCCAGTGTTTTTCTAATCGGACAGGGAGTTTTCTTGAGGATGCGAGAGAAGACAATAGAACTGACCCGCCTACTAGATGGTTTATATCTGAAACTGATTATGGTGTTAAGTTGAAGATAGTCTTTATTCATTACCCTGATAAAGGGGTGGCTATAAGAACAGCCTATGCACCTAACGAAGATGAATTGAGAATTTACAGAAAATACGGCCTAGGAACAGAGAAATGAGCAGACAAACTGATAAGCGAACAGACCTGATAGCTTCTACTGATGAGGCATGGGAGAGCGGTGAGCTTGGTCGCAGTGAGGCTCACATTAAAGTATCTGACGATATCACGGAGGATCTGATTAACGAGGCGCTGGACTTACAGCCAATCTCAATCAGGTTAAATAAGTCTCTGATAGAAGACCTGAAAATGATAGCTGACCTTAACGGTCTGGGCTATCAACCATTAATTCGGCAGGTTTTAAATCGTTTTGTTAATAGTGAGAAAAAACGGATACTGACAGAAGCTCACAGCAAGGCGATGAAAAACGAAAAAAGAAAATCAGCAAGTAAGCGCCATAAAGCCGCTTAACAGACATAATAGTTAACCCAACCCGCCGCGCGCTGATTTTTCGGCTTTAATCAAATAATCATCACACAAATGCCACTTAAATGTGGCGTTTTGCGTTGTTTTGCACTAATTGGTTGGTATTATGAGCAAAATTTAATGATGGGGAATTGTGATGAGAAGACTCTTTTTAGTTGTGATTAGTTGCTTATTTCTGGCGGGTTGTGATAGATCAATTAAGGTTTTTGGTATAACTCTTGGTGGTGATTTTGAGAAAATTAAAGAGCAAGGGTTGGTGAAAAAAGTTGATTTAATCTCATCAAAAAAACATTTCATATTAGCTGATCTAAAAAAAGTTCCAAGTCCAGAAGCCGGAGACTCAGCAAATTATTTCGTTCAAGTTATTGATGGAAAAATAGTTGGTGTTGTAGCAACAGTGAAAGATGATTCATCATCGTATTATAAGAATCTTTCCTCTTATGCACATAGCAAACTTGGCGAGCCTGTGGCAACAGAAAATAACATCACAGATAGTGATGCAGTGAAAAAAATTCCATATGGTTGTGTGGAGAAAAGATCTTGTTTAGGTACTAAATACAGTGTGTATAGAAAAGATAATGTTAACTCCATTATTTCAACTGGTAATGGAGAAACGAGAATCCAATTTGACACCGATGATTTGAAAAGCGCCTTGTAATAAAAAATTAATTGATAACCAAGACCTCGCTTTGGCGGGGTTTTCCTTTTTAAGGAACCAGTAAATGGCAGAATATCAAGTAGGTAATATCGTTTATCAGGTATCAATGGATGTAGCGCAATTGTTGACGGCGCAACGGCAATTAGATTCGCGTCTAGGGCAGGTAGAGCAACGCTTTAATCAAACAGGGCAGGCGGTTAATGGGGCAGAAAAGGCATTATCCTCAGTATCGAAAGTCGCCATCGCTCTTACCTCCGCACTATCGGTTCAACAAGTAGCTGCTTACGCTGATGCATGGACGGTTGTAAATAACAAGCTAGCTAACTCTGTTCGAGCTAATGAGCAACTGATTGATGTAACCAATAGGGTATTTCAACTTTCACAGGATACCCGTACCAGCCTGAATGCAACGGCCACTTTATATAGTCGATTGGAACGAGGTACACGAGAATATAATATTTCTGCGGCTGAATTAACGAGACTAACAGAGGTAATTAACCAAGGATTTATTGTCTCAGGTGCGACCGCCACGGAAGCAGAGAACGCAATTATTCAATTGTCGCAGGGTATAGCTTCTGGCGTTCTGCGTGGTGAGGAATTCAACTCTGTAGCAGAACAGGGTAGTCGCCTAATGGTCGCCTTGGCTGATTCTATGGGTGTGAATATTGGTGAATTACGCAAAATGGCTGCGCAGGGGAAATTGACAACAGATGTTGTAGTTAAGGGGTTATTATCTCAAGGTAATGTTATTGGCAAAGAATTTGCAAAAACCATTATGACAATGGGTCAGTCTATGCAGGTAGCAAGCAATAATCTGACCAAATTCTTTGGTGAGTCATCTACAGTAAAAGCCGGAGTTAGTGCATTTAATGATGTGATTATTACCTTGAGTGAAAACATGAATGCTGTTTCAAATGTGGTTTTGGTGGTCGCTGCGGTAATGGGTTCTAGATTTGTTGGGGCGCTGACACTAGCTACGAGAAAAAAATTGGAGAGTGCTGCTGCATCCATCGGTGAGGCGAGAGCGACACAGATTTCAGCTCGGAATGCATTATATGCCGCTCAGGCAGCAACAAGAAAGGCTTGGGCTGATAAAGATGCTGCTGCCTCTGCGTTAAATCTTGCTCAGGCTGAATATAACGTAGCAAAAGGGAGCGCAGCGGAAGCATTCGCATTAGATAATCTCAATGCTAAAAAATCGGCTTCCATAGCTGCGTCAGCGGCTTACGTCCAAGCCAAAAACGCGGAAACGATAGCGACAGCACGATCAACTGCGGCAAATAAAGCAGCTAGTATAACCTTGACAGGGTTAAAGGGAGCGCTTGCATTAATTGGTGGGCCTATGGGAGCTGCTATGTTGGCTGGTGGAGCATTATTCTATTATTACCAACAGGCGCAACAAGCAAAGCAGGCCTCTATGGAATTTGGCGAAACTTTGTCAGATCTCATCAAAAAATTGAAAGAAATGAATAAAGTACAGGCAGAAGCATCTGGAGCCAAGACGATAGAATATATAAAAAACTTAAAGGATGAGATGAGTGATCTAGAGGAAGAACTAAGGGGAGCAAATCAGGAACAGAAGAAATATTGGGATTTAGCTGTTCAATTTGGAGTAACTACAGATGAAAATAATGGTTACATGGTGAACTACAATAAGAATGTTAGGAAAGCAAAAGAATTAGCAGGGGAGATTTATAGCAAGAAAATAAAGTTAGCTGATGCAGAGGGATATTTAGCATTAATATACAAGCGAGTTAATGAAACTATCGTTGAGCAAATGAAAGCAGCTAAAGAAAACGCAGAGGCTCAAGATAAAGCTATAAGTTCAATTGCCAGAATGACTGGTGCACAGGAGCATTTTGCTCAAATTCTAGGTATAGCGACTAATGAACTGAAAGAGTTTAACTCTGAATACCTCAAAATAAATTGGGGTGGTGACGAAGGTGAAAAATTAAAGAAGCAAACTGAAAGACGCCTCGCTTTAAGTAAGCTTGAAGGTAAAGCCAGAGCAGAACTTCAAGCTCAATATGATGCCGAGGATGCGGGGATAGCAGATCAGAATGCAATTAAACAATTGGAAGTGATGTATACACAAATATGGCAAAACGGAGAGGAAGCGAAAAATTCCAATAAAAAATCCTCCAAATCAGCCAATGAAGCAACAGAAACATTAAAACGCCAACAAGAAGCCTTAGATCGTCTCAATACCGGATATAAAGAAAATAGCCTTGAGATGGCTAAATATGACGTTCGCAAGGCAATGCCGGAAGGTTCTAGTGAATCCCAGCTAAAAGCAGCGGAAGCTAATGCCGAAAGAATTTGGCTGGCTAATCAAGAAAGAGACGACAAGATTAAAGCATCTGAACTTGATGTTGCCGCTCACTCTGCCATGCTTCGCAAGAAAGAGGAAGATGGCCTCAAGAGGATGTACGATAAACACCTTATCGACGAAAAAATCTTTCAGGAACAGATGAAAGCGATTAAGGATAAGGCCGCAGAAGAAGAGCGACAACGCAAAGTCAATGAGGCCGTATCACCTGCTATGAAAACTCTTGGGGAATTCGACCCAGTACAAAATCTCATCAATGAGCATGACAGGAAGATAGAAGCCATCAAGCAGTTTGAGCAACAGCATACTGAGCTTAAGGAACAAGCTGAGGCCGCCAGAGCCGCTATTGAAAAGAAATACCAAGAAGACCTTGCGAGTTCCCAATGGGAGCAATGGAAGAGCCAAAATGAGATGTATCAATTTCTAGGTGATGCTGTTGAATCATTGGGGCAACGCTCTGCCAATTCCATAACAGGGCTGTTAACCGGCACTCAGACAGCTAATGAAGCCATGAGAAATTTGGCGCTTACCATCACGAATGAAGCTGTTTCGGCGCTGGTTCAGATGGGTATGCAGCAAATCAAGAATATGGTGATTGGGAAAGCCGCGAGTACAGCTGCTAAGGTCGATGCTGTTGCTACAGGTGCGACGATTACTACGGCAATGGCTCCTGCTGCTGCGGCTACTAGTGTGGCAACAATGGGATCCGCTGCTACAGTCGGCATGATGGCTATGGCAACCGCTGTCCCTGCGATGATTGCGTTATTGGGTGCCCGTAAAAACGGCGGACCAGTTAGCCCGAACGGGGCTTATCGTATTGGTGAAAATAACAAGCCTGAGATATTCAAGGCTAATAATGGTCATCAATATATGATACCGGGTGACAGGGGTAAGGTGGTTAGCAATAGAGACATAGGGAAAGGGGGGGGTGGAGTTTCTGTCGGCGATATCAATATTTCGTTTAGTGTGCAGACACAAGGTAACTTTTCTGAACAGGATGCACGATTGATGTCGGGAATGGTGAAGAAATCCATTTATGACGTGCTGATAGATGAGCGCCGACCGGGTGGAATGTTAAATGAATGACTTCATCTTCGGATGGGTTTTTTATTGGGTAAAATATGACAAAACCAGAATTTAAGTGGCGGCCACAGGATAACTACGAGGTCAGCCATGAGCCGCGTGTCAAAGTGATTAAGTTTGGTGACGGCTACGAGCAGCGCATTAAAGACGGTATCAATAACCAGTTAAAACGCTACCAGCTTAGCTTTGTTGGGAGCGTGGAGACCGGACGTGCTATTGATGAGTTTCTACGGGCACGAGGCGCGGTAGAGTCATTCACATGGCGAACCAGTGATGATAACCAATTGCGTACCTTCGTTTGCCGTTCGTGGACGGTCAACCGTCATCGGATGCGCTGGTCTATTAGCTGCATCTTTGAGGAGGTGGTGGCATGAGAGACATTCCAAAAGAGATGCGGATTGAGGTCACCGAACTGGCTCAGAATGCCATTCTCAATCTGTATGAGATAGATTTAACGGTCTTTGGTGGCGACATCTACCGCTTTCATGATGGCATGAATGGGAAGTTACAGCCTATTATCTGGCAGGGAATGCGTTATGAACCTTATCCAGTTGAGGTGACAGGATTTGAAATGAGTGGCAAAGGGCCAAGCTCCAGACCAAAAATGATTTTTGCCAACATTAACGGGTTCATTACAGCAATAAATCAGGATTTCAATGATGCCTTGGGTGCTGTGGTGACACGTCATCAAGTGCCGGAAATTTATCTTGATGCGGTGAATTTTTCGAATGGCAACCCACAGGCAGATCCAACCAGAGAAGCCGTGAGCAAGTACCTGATAGAGCAAAAGCAAGATTCCAACGCTGACTTCGTAACTTATGTACTCGCATTACCCAGTGAGACTGATGGCGCTTTGATTCCGGCGCGGGTGATTCAGGCTGATATTTGCAGTTGGCAATATCGTTCTGCTGACTGTGGCTATGATGGCCCACCCGTGGCAGATGAAAAAGACCAGCCAACTACTAATTTACTTAAAGACCGCTGCTCAAAGAAGTACAGCGGCTGTATTAAACGATTCCCTCGCCCTTTATCTATGCCCTTTGGCGGCTTTTTAGGTGCTAACAAGCTAGGTTAATCATGATTGAAAAAGACATTATCGCCCACGCGAAAGTGGAAGGGGTGAGGGAATCGTGCGGCCTGATTTCGGGAGGTCGTTATTTTCCATGCCGCAATATTTCGCCAGATCCTGAGAACTATTTCGAAATTAACCCCGATGACTGGATAACCGCAGAGTGTTTTGCGGATATTGAGGTCATTGTTCACAGTCACCCAAACGGCAAGTCTCGCCTGAGTACCGGAGATAGGGAGCAGCAAATTAAAACCGGGTTACCGTGGTGGTTGACCTGTGGTGATCGGGTTCATAAATTCCGCCCTGTTCCGCGTTTATTGGGTCGGGAATTCATACATGGCACACAGGATTGTTATTCATTAATCCGTGATGCTTATCACCTTGCTGGTATCGAGTTGGACGATTTCAGCCGTGACGATGAATGGTGGAATGCCGGGCAAAATCTTTATCTCGATAATATAGCCAGTCAGGGACTTGAACAGGTAGATGAAATTCAACCCGGCGATATCATTCTTATCTGCCTAGGCAGTCAGACGCCTTGTCATGGGGCTATTTATATCGGTAATCAGCAAATCCTACACCACAGGCCAGATCGCATAAGTAAACGCGATGTTTATGACGGCTATTGGCTCAGATACACCCACTCAGTATGGAGACACAAACAATGGTCAAACTACAGCTTGGAGGCCATCTTAGAAGATTTGGTCGGCGTTACGAGTTAGAGGTTCGTGATGCAGCGGAGGCGGTGAGATGCTTGTGTTACCAGTTAACAGGCTTTCAACAAGCACTGTCCGATGGACATATCCGTGTACGTATTGCAGGGCGGGATATGACAGAAAATAGCATTCCCGTTGGTATGAACTATCCGCTTAATGATGGGGATACCGTTACTATCGTTCCGGTTGTTGTTGGTGCTGGTGGTAATGGTGTTGGCATGGCTATTTTGGGTGTTGTGGCTGTTGCCGCCGCATTCTATACGGGTGGCGCATCTATGGCAGCATGGGCGAGTATGGGTATGACTGGCACAGTAGCAACCGGATTAGCAATTACGGGCGTTGCCCTGATCAGTGCAGGTTTGGCATCCATGTTAACCAAAATGCCTCAAACCCCTGAAATGGGTTCAAGCAAAACAGGTGGTAATCAGTATTTCAATTCACTGGAAAATCGTATCGGTCAAGGCTATCCGGTTCCCATTGCATACGGTGAGATGGTTGTAGGCTCGAATGTTATTTCTCAAGGCTTGGAGACGGAATAATGGGTAAGGGTGGAGGCGGTGGCAGTACGCCAACATTGGTTGACGACAACCTAAAAAACAAACAGTTTTTGAGAATTGTTGATCTGGTCAGCGAAGGACAAATAGAAGGGCCTGTGGGCGGGCTGCATGGGTTCAGGATTAACGGAACTCCTGTTGTTGATAAAAATGGCAATCCTAATATTAACGGCGTTACTGTACAGTGGCGTGCTGGCACTCAATCCCAAGAACCACTCAGTGATTATCCATTCGTTGAAAGTGAAATTCCTGTCAGTGTTGAAGTGAAAAAAGACATGCCTATTCTCAGATCTGTGTCCAACCGTGATGTGGATAGAGTCAGGTTCACTCTGGGAGTTAGTCAGCTCGTCCAAACGGATAGCAAAGGCAATCAAAGCAACAGTTCAGTGCAAATGGCTATTGATGTAAATGACGGTTCTGGTTGGTACAATGCAAAGACCGTTCAGATAGGACCAGGGAAAATCAGCGGTCAATATCTGGAATCCCACACTATTGATGCGCCCAAGAAAAAACCTTTCCAAATCAGGGTATCTCGCCTAACGGATGACAGTAAAAGTGACCAACTCCGTAACGGTACGGTATGGGCCAGTTATACCGAAATCACGGATACCCTGATGAGCTACCCCAATAGCGCTGTGGTTGGTATGCGTATTGATAGGTCATTATTCGCTGATACACCAAAGCGTACCTATCACATTAAGGGAATGATTGTTCAGGTACCTGACAATTATGATCCTGAGACACGTGAATATAAGGGGGTATGGACAGGACGCTTTAAGCCAGCGTACACCAATAACCCAGCATGGATATTCTATGATTTAGTGACCAATACCCGCTATGGCATCGGGAAGTTGATGGGGTCATTTGGTTGTGACAAATTCGCACTGTATGCCATTGCTCAGTATTGTGATCAATCCGTACCCAATGGCTTTGGTGGAATGGAGCCTCGCTTCACTTGTAACGCCTACATAGCCACTCAACGAAAAGCGCGGGATGTTCTGGATGATTTGGCGTCCGTATTCCGTGGTATGCAGGTATGGGACGGTTTGAAACTTACTGCATTTCAGGATAGGCCATCCGATCCGGTCTGGACATTCACCAACGCTAACGTGGTTGAGGGAAAGTTCAACTACAGTTCTGCTGCAAAAAAAGCACGCCACACCATGATTGAGGTTACATGGACTAACCCAGATAACGGCTGGAAAGGCGAGCGGGAAATTATCCAAGATGATGAGCTGGTGGCCCGTCTTGGAATCAATATTAAAAAGGTGGCTGCTTTTGGTTGCACCAGTCGCGGTCAGGCTCATCGTGTCGGCAAATGGATAATTGAGACTGAAAAGCTTGAAACTGATTCAGTGACATTCAGTACAGGTCGAGAGGGCATTAACTGCACACCGGGTGGCATTATCGAGATTGCAGATAACAGTTTCGCTGTTGCGCGTGTTGGTGGACGGATACTTTCATTTTCAGGCAAAGAAGTTCGTCTTGATGCACCTGTTGAATTTACCAAGGGGGAATCAGGTTATTTCTCTTATATGGGAAATGAGGGCAAATTTGTTCGGGTGGATATTGATTCTGCTAATGGCGATATTGTCACATTAAAAGATACGCCTGTCGGCTTGCGACAATGGGGCATTTTTTCCATTTCCAAAAAATCACTGGTAACTCGTTTATTCAGGGTTATGAGCATTGCCGAGGACAATAAAACGGGCAATTACAACTTCACCTGTATTCAGCATGAGCCGCAGAAAGAAGCGATTGTTGATAATGGCGTTGATTTTCAGGGGAATCCAGCCACACAAAACGTTATCCGCATTCCTAACATTGAGCGGTTGAGCATTGCCTATATTCTCGATAGCTCCCAGATACAGGCTCGTGCAATGTGGGCTACAACAACTATTAACCGCAATATCACTTTTGATGTATCGGTATATCGTGACAATAAAGTGGTATCGAGAAGTAATACCAAAGAACTTGAATACTACTTTAATGGCCTAGATGCTGGAATTTACATGATTGGCGTTCGTGCCCGCGATGATAGCGGTATGCTGGGGGATGAATCCAAGGTTCAGATGATAATTGGCACTCCTGCCGCACCTTCTGTAGTTAACATTGAGCCGGGATTTTTTGAGTTAAAAGCGATCCCTCATATCAGTGCACCAAAGACACTAGATACGCAATTTGAGTTCTGGTTTTCCGAAAAACAAATCACCAACATCAATGAAATTGAGTCTAAAGCCGATTTTTTGGGTATTGCCAAATTTTGGATAAAAGGCCAGTTAAAAGCAGGAATGCCGTATTGGTTTTATGTTCGCAGCATAAATGAATTCGGAAAATCACATTTTGTTGAAGCGGTTGGTGCGCCTGATGATAACACAAAGGAAATTTTGAGCGAGTTAGGCAACAAGTTCCTCACCGCCGAAGTCGGGAAGCGGTTGCAATCGCAGATTGACTATAACTCTGAGGCGGTTATGGCCGCTGCCGCCCTGACGGGGTCAGCTGTCCAGCGTCAGCTGAAAGTGAACGGGGATATGCGGGCGGAAATCCTGCATATTCAGACCACACAGGTTACCGACCGGGTGGCCTTTGCTGAGGACATGAAGAAGGTA